ATTTTTTTCATGTTCATTCATATCCTCAACCTTAAATATAATCTCAAACGCATCTACATCAGAATCTAACCATTTCATATGATTATTTTCTAATAAAAGTTTTTGCTTCAAAGGAGGCAGATTCTCCAATAGAATACCATGCCTCCTTTTATACCATCCAAAGTTTATCTTACGGACTTTATACATTATTCATTAACCTTCTAAACTTTTCAGAAACAGTTTCTTCAAGTGGTTGAAATGATTCTCCTTTAGGTTTAGATAGTGCAGCTACTTTCTTTTTAGCATCAGCTTCCTTTTTCTTAAGCTCAGCAATATCCTCTTTGCTATCTTCAATTGCCTTTTGTAGTTTTTGAACCTTTTCTTCAGAACCTCTACCAGTTTTTAGATCTCTTTTAGCCTGTTCTAAATCTTTAGTAGCTTTATTCATTGTAGTTCTTTCAGTTTCTATGTTATCATTAAAGGCTTTAATATCAGCTTCTAATTTTGCAGCCGGATCATCAGGAGTATTATCATCTACCTCAGTATCAGTTTCTGTTTCAGTCTCTGTCTCAGTTTCAGCATCTGGATCAAGTGCCTTTACCTTTTTCATTATTTCTCCAATGTCATCTCCTAGACCTTGAAACAATTCATCGTTAGCATCTAATTTAGCTTTTTTCTGTTGAGCTTGTTTAAATTTAATCTCTGCTTGTAATTTGGCCTTTTCATCTTCACCATCTTTTACTTTATCATATGCAGCTTTAGCTTTAGTAATCTCGCCATCAACAGCTTCTTTAGCCTTATCAGCTTTTTCTTTAGCTAACTTTTCCTTTTCAGCCTTGGCAGCCTTTTCATCTTCACCTGGTAATTTAACTTCCTTATCACCTTCTGATTCATAATCCTTTAATGCTTGCTGTGCATCAGCAGCTTGCATACCTAACTTTTTAATTCTAATCTTAAGTTGTTTTGATTCTTCACCATCAGCTGCCTTAAGTGCAGTTTCTGCTGCTGCTAGGTTTGATTTTGTAGTTGCAATAGTTACAACCTTTTTAAGAGCATCAGATGTAGCTAAATCTTTCATTCTTTGACTAACTGCAGATGCCTTATCTTTTAGTGCTTGATTCTTAGCAGCATTAGCAGCCTTTAAAGTTTCTTTTTGTTTAGGATCCATTTTACCTGTGGATGCCTGAGTCTTTTTAGCATGATCAACATTATTTAAAGCTATCTGAACTTTAGTTTGTTGATACTTCTTAGCATTATTTTTAATCTTCTTATATTTAATAGGATTACTCATAATACCTTTAATGTCGGTAATACCTTCATCTACACCTTTATTAGATTCGGCTATAAATTGATTGTATGATTTTACTCTTTTCATATCTAGTTATTGATTTTTTTATATATTCAACTGATATAAGACAAAAAAAAGGTCCGCCGTTAAGCGAACCTTTTAAAACTGTATTATAAGTTTTTATTCTTAGATGATACTAGTACCAGCCTCGAATTCAAAACCTAATGTGTAATACATTGTTTCTGGGTGGAATCCAGCGTCTACTAAAGCGAATCTAGATTTAACCGCGATTTTAGGAGCCATAGTTCCTTCTGCGATTGTCTCAACAGATTCAGCCATTAAGTAAGGCATGAATACTAAACCAGGAGAATTACCATCACCTTTTCTACCTACAGCAACTCTATAGTCAGTCCAAGCCATGTTTGGATCAACATAAATAGTTACACCAGCCAAAGCACCGATTGGATATAAAGATCCACCAGCTTGGTTGATTGTATTTGATAGTGGGTAAGGTACGAATCCTGCAACATCCTGAAGTGCCGTAGCAATTTCTCCAGAAGTTACTGCGAAAGTAGCAGGTCCTCTTCTTCCTCTTGTTGCGATTAGGTTAGAAGCAGCAAGTACTTTAGTATACAACCTACGTTGTAAAGTTCCTTGTGTTTCACCACCAGCATTAACTAACGTTCTTGCAACAGTTGCATTAAGGTTAGTATTACTATCGTTTCCAGGTCCTAATGGAATTACAACAGCAGGTGCTGCAGTTGTTCCGTAAGATGCTGATAACTGTAATGTATCAACAAGACGAATGTTGTTTGCATTTTGAGCTCCATTTCTGAAGATTCTATCCAAGATGTACTTGTTAATAGATTGAGTTAATTCATTTACCAATACAGCTTCTACTTGAGCAACTGCGTCGATTCCGAATTGTTTCAAATCCTGAACTTGTTCTCTAGTCACGGCAGCAGCAACTTGGAAAGTTTTAGCAGCAACAGACTTATTGAATAAGCTTAGTCCCATAATGTTATCTGGAGTAGATTCACCAACACCTCTTTGGTATGGATCATTACCGTCGATAGATTCAGTTAAGAATCCAGGTACGTTAGCAGCACCAGGTAGTGGGTTGTTATCCTCAAATGCATTACCTGAGAAACCAGTAATATGGTCTTCTAAAGCTTTTACATATTCAGGAGTATCTGCCCATGCACCGATAACTGTAGCAGTAGCGATATCAGAATAGAAATCTACACCGTTAGCAATAGCTTGGTATATAGCTTCATATCCTTCTTCACCTTGTGCAAAGCTAGTATCAGTAGCAACACCGTTACCTCTTACACGGAATATAGAATAACCATCGATTCTAGATTTTCCTACGTAAGTTAATTCGTAAGCAGCATTGTTAGCAGCAGCTGAAGCAGCATATACTAATTGGTCAACTGCTAATGCAGCTACACCTGAAGCTAAAGTTAAATCAGCTTTAATTAGTAATGGAGCAGAATCAGTTACTTTTCCACCTGCATCAGTAGTTCTACCTCCACCATATACAAAGTCTAAGTAAGTTAATACTCCCATAGGTCCTTGCATTGGTACTACGGGTACTAAATCTAAACCTACAGTCTGAGCAGCTACTTGCATTGCAAGTGGTAACAAAGAAAAAGGTCTGTCTCCAGATCCGGCAGTCATACCGTTTGGTCCAGCATCATTGAAGTTATTCATGGTAGTAGGATTGCTTGGGAAAGCAGTTGCACCCATACCTTGAGTATTCATGTTAGGATTTAAGTGTACAGTATTATATACACTTTCATTAAGGTTGTGGTAGTGACAGTACTTAGACATCCAAGATAACTTAGACTTTTCAGTAATACCAGTACTTTCCTCAATGATTGGGCCCCAGGTCTTTTGAACCTCAGCCTCGTTGATTAATTGATTTGCGTACATTTTTAAAAAATTATTTTTCGCATTTTGTGGAATCTTTCAATTCCGTTTATTTAATCGCCTCGGTTCTTTTCTTCTTAACCATTCGATTAATATCTTTTAGATTAGATTATCTACCTAATCTGAATTTCATTTTTTCTACTAAGTCACTTCTAAAAGATTCATTTATTAATGGCTCTTTAGTGTTTGCAGACTCAGCAGCAGTTTTGCTTTCATTAATAGATTCTGTTACAATTTGAGTATCTCTTAGATCTCTTGTTGACCAGAAGTTATTAATTCCGTATTGATTATTTACAGGGTGGAACCTTGATTCAGAAATAATTTGTTGTTTTCTATTTTCAGAAAGGTTATTCCATTTTTCTTGGAATTTTTCTGGCATATCAGAAACAACATCTAATTCTCTTTTCTTTTCAATAAAATTAGATTCCCAAATATTTTCAGCCTGTATAGTTGACATAATTGGTTTAGCATTCATTGATTCTACAATCATAGCTTGCTTCTCTGTTGATAAAGAATTAAATTCATTCTTTTTAGATTCTCCTAAGAAGTTCATAAAGTGCATTTCAGATACGTTCTTAACTTCAGCAGCTGCAATTAACTTTTCTAATTTTTCTTCAATAGAATTTTTATAATCTACAGTCTCATGAGTTTTACCACACGATTCACACATTTCTTTTAATTTGCCTTTATCAGCATCTGGATACTTTTCACATACTTGTTCGTAAGTCATACCTTCGTCCATGCATTTTGAAACTTCTTCCATTGTTGGAGTTGCACCTTCCATTTTACCGTATTCATTAACAGTACCTTCGTTAATTGAATCAGCCTTTGGTGTATTAATGTTTTCAGCAATGTATTCAGAATATTTAATACTCTTGTCTACATTTTCACCAAGATATTCAGAATAAGCAATATTCTGATCAACCTTTTCAGCTACATATTCAGAATAATCAATACTCTTTTCTACGTTTTCAGCAACATAGTTAGAATATTGAATTCCTTTGTCAGCCATTTCAGCAACATGCTCAGCATATTGAATACTACCGTCAAGCTCTTCCGCTAAATATGTAGTATAATCTTTAATTGAATTTACATTCTCTGCTAAGTAGTCAGAGTAAGAAATATTTTTGTCTAAGTTTTCTGATAAGTATTCAGCATAATCAGTAACCTGATTTACTTTCTCTGCAATATGCTCGGTGTACTTAATAAGTTTTTCCATTACCTCATCATTGTTAGAATTGGTAGATTCCTTAACATTACTTAGAACTCCAGATACATATTCAGTATACTTTTGAAAATCTTCGACGGATACATAGTTTTTATTTTCCATTGTTAGATCTTTTTTATTATCGTTGTTATTTTCAGTTTCTTCCATTTCGTAAATCAATATTCCATCATCATTACTTAGGCCAAAAGATTCATTTACTCTAGATAGTTCAGCATTCTCAAATCCAGGATCTGCAACCAGATCATAAGTAAAAAACTTTTTAATTTTAACTTTACCGTTTTCATCTACTGTACCAGCAGCTCTACTTGAAATATGTAAAGGAATACCATCTTTGATAAGAGCCTGCGCTTCTTTACCTTTAGAAGTATTTAATAATCTTATTTTACCAATAACTTGCTTTTTCTCTTTATCGTAATCTAAGGATTCCACAACATGTGATACATTAGCTAAACTAACATCAAAATCTTTTGGGTGGTCTAATTCACCTAGAAGTTTATTGGTCTTAACCTTTTCTTGTAATTCATTAATGTGAGGCATTACTTCCTTCTCCTCATAAATTCGGTTATTCTTGTTCTTGACATCAAACTCGGTAAATACACCTTCTAATACAACAGAACCGTCATCTCCGGTCGTTATATCTAAATTTGATTTTTGCCTTTCAAGAATTAATAATTTTTTTCCTGACATTTTCTAGTAGTTATTTGATTTATATATTACAATCTCTGTAAAGTTTTTATTAGAGGTCTGCTAATGGATCCTCATCTGCTGCACCTTCTTTCTTTTCTGGTTTAAAATCTGCTTTATCAGCACCTAAAAGGATCTTTTCAATATCTGTTTCCGAGTAATTCTCTTTCTCTAAATCAGCTCTTTCCTTTGCTCTAGCATTAGCCTTTAAATCTTCACGAGTAAAGCCACCATATCTCTTAACCAAGAATCCTAAATCGAAGTATGGAATTTCCTCCATTTCTGCTGTCATAGTACTTAACTGAGTTTTTAGGTTACCTATAAAATCTACTCGTTTTGTTTGTAATTCCATTTCTTTCATTTCTTCAAAGACATTGTCTTTAACAAAATTAAGTCCTAAACCAGATTTAAACGAAACGTCATTTTTTAATTCAGGATGATTAAGACACATTTGAAGATACATAGGCTTAACTAATACTTCCTGGAATATAGATCTTAAACGGTCAACAAATTTAGAAAATTTAATTTCATCTCTTAGCATTCCACTAGCATCCATATCATAAGTATTTCCACCTTCTTTATCAAATCTTGAGAAAGGAATCTTAGAAGCTAATTTTAATCTATCTGCAAAATACTTAAGAGATTCTGTATCACCTAAATCAGGTCCATCGCCACCGATTGTACTAATCTCTGGTGATTCTCCGTCTTTTGATGGTAACCAATATTCCTTATTAAATGGCATCATTGGTTTTCCATTAGTTTGAATTTCACCACTTTCCTGGTTAAAATCTACTACTTCTCTATATGAATTCATTAACTGCGCAAGCGATTGCTTTGCTCTAGTTTTTGATTTACCACCAACAGGTATAATAAACTGAGTTTTAAATGAAGAATTTGAAACAGCCCAGATAATTCTAGTTGTTTCCATAATTCTTAAAAGGTTAAATGATCTTATTAATCTTTCTACATAAGATATTCTCATCGGTGAATTAACCTGTGAATATGAAAGGTATATGATTTGAGAATCCCATAGCTTTCTTTCCTTTGCTCCTTGTCCTTTATATTGTACCCATTGCTTCTTTCCAGTGTCAGTATCAATACCTGGCATTAAGGAAATAGGGTCCAATTCCTTAAATCCTATAATCTCTGTCTGTTTATCATTATATACTATTTCAAAAGCAAGGAATCCATCTACTAACCATTTCCTAAAATAGTTCCATGGTTGAACTGAATCATTAAATCCGAAGTAATTATAAAGGTTATTATATACATCACCAATTTCATCTTCAATAGAACTTGCAATGTGGCCATTAAAATGTGAATAGGCCATAAAGTTAGATTCATCAAATACAATAGCTTCATCTGTAATTACATCTAAGATATCTTCTATTTCATCTTGTACTGCGTATTCTCTAAGTTGATCTCTCTTTCTTTCATAATCTCTATCAAATATAGAGATATTCTTTTTCATTGTAGTATCTGTTAATGATAATGCAGCAAATGCGCTATACATATCATCAGCATCAGAACCCATTGGATTAAATGTATAACCCATTTGATTTTCTGTAAACCCTACTGCACGGGAATTACGAATGATCATATCATCGTAAGCCATACCTAAATTAGAAAGATCTTTTAATATCTTCCTTACTGGATTGCCTGTACTTAAGGGTCCTCTTCTATCAGTAAAACCTGCCATATTGTTCTATCTTTTATTG